CATCATTATTTTTATCTGCACTATCAGGAAGTCCTCGATCATTTTCATTTGTTAAATTAAGATTATCTAGTTCAGTTGTTGGTGTAGTTATTAATTGATTAAAACCTGATGGTATCTCTAAAGGAGGTATGCTAAACTTACGATCTGGATTACTGTCTCTTGTATAGCCTGTAAGCATTTTTATACCATCAACTAGTTTATAATGCTTTGTTATAATATCCCCTGTTTCATTAGAGTATCTTTCATCAATAGTACTAGACTCTGTTTCTTTTTTAAAAGGATCTGTTGAAAATAAATCTCCGTGATACCCACCATGATTATAACCTATTAGTCCACCTTTGGCAGCTCTAACTATTTCTTTACCTGTTTCTATATTAAATTTAGGTCGGTTTTCTTTAAGCATTTCTTTTGAGTCCATAGTAGCATTAGTCTTATCTAGTACTACACCTTTACTAGCTAGTCTTTGATATAAAGCTGGATTAGTTTTAGATGCTGTAGTTACTTCTTTTATAATCTCATCCATTTTAGTAGGGTCTTGATAAAGACTAGAACTTACTAAACCACCTGGAGCCATTTTTATAACAACACCACCTTTAGCTAATCTTTGATTAACTCCGTTATCAGTTTTAATAGTGTGAGCAAGTTTATCAATTAACCCACCTTTAGCCATTTCTACTATGTCACCCTTTGAACCATTGTTTGCATTACGCATCATTCGTTCTAAACTAGTAACATCTGTATCAGTAAGACTTTGAGATTCTTGAATTGGATCTCCACCCATTCTACCATCTTGTGCCATCCTTGTTAATTCCATCTTAGCATTTCCCCTAAGATCTTCAAAGAATTTTAAACCATAGAAACGTAATACATCAGCAGGTACAACATACTCACCTTCACTTAACATAGCAGGTACATCATCTCTTACTTCATTAGGAAAAGATCCTTCAGGCACTTCATTACCACTTATAGTATCTGTTACTTCACCACCAATAGCAAATGCTTTAACCATTTGATTATCTACTATACCACCTTGATTCATTTTAAAAAACTCCCCTAATCTTCCTGTAGTACTTAGCTTTGGTTTTAAAGTATTTATACTTCTATCAGAACCTAAAAAACTATCTAATTTATCCAGTAAACCATTTTCAGCGTACAAGTAATCTCTCATTTCTTTTTTTTCTGGGCTATCAGATTTTGAAGAAGTAAAAGTTTTATCAACAGAAGCAGCTAACATTTTAGCATCTTCAAGGATTTGTTCTTTTAATGCATCTCCCCTAAGTCCCCCACCTTTTTTACTTAAACGAAATTTAGCTAATAATTTTCCCATGTTGTTATTATTTTTGTCTATATTACCTTCATAGCCTTCACCTAATTCTCTAAAATTTATTAAAGCACCACCTATTCTTTTTCCTAAATCAATTGGATTAGGGAAACTACTTTCTGATGTAGTATAAGCACCTAGTAACATATGTCTTAAAGTATCTTCATAAGCATCTTGATTTACAATACCCATATTTGTTCGTTCTTTAGCAGACTGTTTAGCTTGTTTTATAGCTAACTCTCCTTCATCCTTTATACCTAATACGTCAGATATTAAGGGTTGAACATTATTATTTAAAAACTTTTTACTTTTATCTATACCTGGTATATAATTAGCCATTTACATCATCCCTTAATCTCATAAACGCTCGTAGAGTTCTTGCTACTCCTTGTAGTCTATGAAGTTCTTCTGTTTCTGCTATTTGTTCTAATTGTTTGTGATTAGCTTCAAGACGCACTTCTAGTTCTTCAACAAAAGATTCCCAAAGTTCTGGATTGTTTACAAACATTTTTAACTTACTCATTGTATTGGAGGTTGTCCTGTGTTAGCTGAGAATCCTTGTTCACCTGGTATAGGTACACTACCTGTTCCTATCTGTCCACCACCTGACCCTTGCGTATCTTGAGCTTGAACACCTGCTGGAACTTCTCCTGGAGGTGCTGCAGCTTGAGGCGGAGCTTCAGGTGTAGGATTTTCTTCTTTAAATTTCTTAAGTATTTCTGATTGTATTGCAGCATCGCCCATAGAATTAACTAGTTTATCTGGATCAAGATCCATACTCTTTGCTATCTCACGTATTATGTAATCCATTTTAGCAAAAGGAGCTAAGACTGGATTTTGTACCACACCTAAGAATTGCATTAATCTTTGTGACCTAACTTCATTAGCCATTAATGATTCAGTACCACGGGCCTTAACTTCTAAGTCACCTTTAATTTCAGTATCATAATCAAACTGCATATTAAAATTAAAAAATGCTTTACCTAATGGAGCTAATAAATAGTCATCAACATTCTTAACCACGTTCCGTATACTGCCATTAGCAGCAGACATAAGCATACTAATACCAGAAGCGGTTCGTCCCACTCCTTGGACACCAGTTTGACCATGAGCAAAACTAGGAAAGCCCGTAGACTCATCAGCCAATACACGGGCTTTATCAAACATTTGCATATTTTCATTAGATACATTAGGGAACTTTGTGCCAAAGATTGCTTGTCCAGGTGCACCTCCTTGTCTTCTAAATATTTTACCAGGGTATACACTTAGATCTTGACCAGGAGTTAGATTAGTTTCATCTACTTCTATTAACATATTACCAGATAGTGCAGCATTGTCAACAGCCATTCTCATAAAACCATTCATTAATGTCTGGGTATCATCCATATTTTCAGCTATACCTACACCAAATAAACTATAAGGATTTACTTCATAAGGTACTGCATAGTATGGTATTAAGTTAGGGGTAAAAGGATTCATAACTAATCTTAGTACTTTACCATTACAAGTCCAGATGTTTACACTTATTTCATCTAGATCTTTCATATCCTCTGGTACATCTACATCATACCCTTCTAGCACATCAATGTCTACATTACCCCAAAACTCAAGTACTTCATATCGTTGAGCTTTAGATTCATGGCTTTCATCTTCCATAGCTTGTTCCCACCACTCTTTAATATAGTTCTCTCCCATAGAAAGTGCCATATCAATACAGTTAGAACGAAAGAAAGGTCTACGTTTTAAAGCCCTCATTTGACTACGAGACATCTTATGTCTTTCAACTACATACTCTGCTTCATCCATATTAGCTGCATCAGGGTCTGGATAAAAATTCCATACAGATACACTAGAAGTTTGTGGTATAGTTTTAATTGTAGGTGAGTAAACCCCTTCTTCATCCCAATTAGGGTATTCTTTATCTACAGCAAATGGGCCTTTCATAATACCAGTTCCAAATAGTGCAGTTTCAAAAGCAGCTACTCGTAATTGTTTATTAGCATTAGACTCTTCTAGTTGATCATGGATTTTCTTTTCCATTTTTTTAGCTGCTACTAACGCTGGTTGAAAACTTATTTGACTTGAAGTAGTTCCAGTACCTTCTTTTAATCTATCAGCTATAGGTTCTAATTTACTTTGTAGTCCAGCTAATCGTTCTTGAAGTTGTGGAGTAGTTTCACCAGGAAGTAGTTTTTTATCTTCTGGTGAAACTTCTTGAGCTTTAGCTAACTCTGAATTACTTTCAAAAAAAACTGATTCAACTACACCCTCTGGTAAAGTAGTAGGGTCTACTGTAATAGGAAATTTATTATTACCAAATAAAACTTCTACTATTTGACCATAGGCTGCTAATACTTTAGTCTTTGTAACTTTAACAAACACTTGAGACTTTTCAGTACCTGAGAATTGTACATCAGGGCCATAGATACCACGATAATTTCTATATGCTTGTATCCAACGAGTCTCATCAATTTCTCTACCTGTAGAAGCTTTAGAGTAAGCTTCTCTAACTAAATTTATAACTCTCCCAGCAGAAGGATCACTAAGGTCTTTTTCTTTATTATCATCTAAAGCAGATGACTCAGACGAGTCAAATAACATTTCATTATCTAGTGTATTTTCTTCTTCCATTTTATTTCCTTAATATCCAAAAGTTGGGTCACTCATTTGAAACCCACTTTTTTGTGTTGATGGATCAAAATCAAATAAATTACTTCTTGGTCTTGTCATTACACCGTACCTAAGTGCATCATATAGGTGATCTTCAGAGTGAGTATCTACATCTTCAGGGTTATTTTTATCTAAAGGTATTACTGGTAATTGGGATATGGTATTAGTACAACTATTAAAAAATACAAGTCTAGGTTCTTCAGTATATTCATCTACTTGTAATCTTCTATGTAATTCATTTTTACCTGCTACTCTAGATCCTTTACTACGATCTGCTGGTCTCCATCTGCAGCCACGCATAATCATTTGTTCAGCTAATGATGGGCCTGTATCGCCACGTTTGTGCCATAAAGAAGAGTCAAGAACTCCGTATCTAATACTTTCACCTTCTTCTAGTTCTATTATTCTATCTGCTAAATCAGTAGCAATAACTTTAGTTACATATAGTTCTCTGTAAACAATTAACTGTTCTGATGGTGATACAGCAATCCAAACAACTCCTGTATAAGATCCATACCCATAATCACATGCACGAAATTTTACCCAATTATTAGGTATATTAAAAGGACTAATAACGTGTATATTCCTATTCCACTCAGGAAATGCCGATCCTTCATTAACATCCCAATCACCTTGAAGCAATTGTTTACGTTGGTGTTCAGGTAATGAAAGTAAGTTAGCTTCATATAATCCGTCATCAGATAAATAAGGGTTATCAAATAATGTTGCAGGTATAAACCTACGTTTAAATAGTGGCTCTCCCTCACGAGAGTGACCTTTAGGCCATCTTATTGTTTTTCCTGTTTCTCCATCTGTAGCCCAAAAAGATTTATTAGTGGGAGAAGGATCAATAAAAAGTTTTTTTACCCAACTATGTCCAGGACCGCCTGGGTTTGTTGTAGCTCTTTGGTATAATTTTAAATTACTATCACGGGTAGTTCTTAATCGTGACCTCATATAGTTCCAAGGGTAGGGAGAAGGCCATTGTGTAAGCTCATCAAAACCAATCCAAGAAAAAGCTTGTCCTTGATAACGTGTAACATCATCATCTCTATCAAGATAAGATAACCAAAGTGTTGCACCTGAAGGTGCTACCCAAGTCTTGTCTCTTTCCATAAACTTAATACCTGGTATTGCTTCTGGGTATATTTGTTTAGATACAGAAATAAGTTCTCTAAGTTCTTCTGTTGACCTACGTACTAACAAACCTCTAAAAGAAGGATTGTTTAAGTAACGTACTGGATCTGCAAGCATGGCAAAACTTTTTCCACCACCTGCTGCACCTCCGTATAAAACCTCTTGTTCTCCAGCAGAAAGAAATTCTGTCTGAGGGCCAGGGTTTGGTTGGAAAATAACTCGTTGAGCTTTTTCTACTTCAAACTCTTCAGGCTTCGGCTGTGCCGATACTGTCTCCGTAGTACTCAACTCTTCTTCCACCGATACGTTGGTCTTCAAGTTTCTTTGCTTTTTCGGACGCTTCTTTATACCGTTGGGCATAGTAGCGTTGAGTTGAAACTTCTTTTTTACGTTTTTGTTCAAGTTTAATTCTTTTCATTAAACCCACATGAGAGATATATCTTTGGGATTCTTCGCTTAACCAATCAGCTACATTTCTAAGACTGTATTGTTTAAGATATTTTTTTGCTTGCTCTAGCAACTCTAACTCTTCTGGGATTGGAAGTATTATATCATTATCTTCTGGGTCTTGTCTATACCCAAAAGGAATTATTCTTCCTACTCTTACTACAGGTTTCCAAACAAGGACATCTTCAATTTCTTCTGGCATTGGTATTTTCCAACTTTTACTAATCATCTTTTTTAGGAGGTAAAATAAATACAGGGCTATCAGATTTTATTTCTACTTTATCTGTTTTTACAAACCCAGCTCTATCAAGAACATCTTTAGAAGCTGCTAGTTTTTCTTTATTACCAAGATCAGTAGGGTTAGTCATAACCTCTAATAAAGAATATGCAGCACGAGTTCCTGCCGCTGCTAAAAACTTACGTGTTAAATCATTTACTTCCTCTTGAAGAGCTGCCATAATAGTAGTAGAAGATACAGTATCACTGTACCCAGCTAATTTCTTAGCAGCTACAGGATTACCACCAGCTCCATCAAAAAGAACATCTAAAAACTTTTGTTGTTTTTCTGTAAGTTGTCTTCCCATTATTTATTTTTCTTCTTAGGTCTAGCTATAGCCTGTGCTTTTTTAGTTAATTCTTTAAAATGATATAAGCGTTTACTAGATTTACTGTGCGTTTTGCCTGTATGCAATGTGCCATCGGCCATCTTATGCATACTGCCTTTGTGTTCTTTCCCGTCACGGGTATAATGAGGTACACCTTTCATCAGCCGCTACACTGACATTTATCACAGCAGTTACACTTAATGTTTAATATAGAACGTACAACACGCTCTAGGTATTTATATATAGATTTAATATAATTCATAATACTATTTCCTTTTTATATTATGCTATTTGTACATACTCAATGATAAAGGTAAAAGAACCTGCTGTAGTTGCGTTTACTGTGTTTGTAATATTACAAAAAATATTACGTGCAGCAGAAGCATACTGTGCAGATATAGGTGCAGTTGCTGCATCCTGCGTCTGAAGAACTAAGGCAGTCTGTGTAACACTACCTACAACAACAGTTGTACCAGCATCAAGAATCTCATCTGTCTGTGCTGCAACAATTTGTGCACCTGAGCTAGATGTACCGACTTCGTATCCTATATCGCCTGAACCACATACAGGAGCAACAGCACAAAATATTGTAATACCTGTAATAATTGTATTAGCTGGTTGTGCAAATGTACCAATAGCTGGTGAGTCACCTGCAGTTGAATTAACAGTTACGCCACTAACGTGAGCTACGTGCTTAACGAACTTACTTAATAC